TCAATGTAGTTGAACTCGATATCCGATCCTTCTTTGCGGAGTCGCCAGTGATCAATGGAATCTTGATTCGTATAATCCCGATCATTCACTAGCCAACCCGACTTGACATAATCCCGACTACTACGATACTTGAAAATGTTCTGGAGCTCGCTCAATTTAGGCGTCGGCTTGAATGTACGATTCTGGATATCGTACACGTCAGTCAGCGTCGAGGTAACAAAGGCTGGAGACAATGCCGTATCAATGGCATGACAGACGATTTGCCAGTCACGATTTGGACCCAGACGCATATCGCCGGACACCATCCACCGCTTGAGTTCCTCCGATACATCGACGAGTTCGCCAAGCGCACCCGTAACACCTACGCCAATAATGCCTCCAGAGATTTCACGCTCACGCATTTCCTTTACAAGTTCAAACGTCGTGGCGTTGACGATAGGCAGATTCTCGTAACCCTGGCGTGGTACGGGTCCCCAAAGACCACTTGTGTATCCTTCGCCAGAGGCTATTACAAAGTAGTTCAGAAAATGCACCAACTGATCATGAAGATCTGTAATGACAGCCCCAGTGCAGTCGCCTTGATCTTCAATACCGCTGACATTTACCGAAATGATGCTCTGACCACTCGCAACTGCATCACCCTTAGATCCGATACCGTAACCCATCGTGTACCGACGGACGACTCCATCAGTCCCTTGAATATCTCGGTATCGAGTCGGTATCACACTGTCCCAGGCCGTACCTGATTTAGGAAACAGAAATGCCGTGCCATCATCTTGGTTTACCTCGACCGTCGACGGATCGCCACCTGGATCGTAATACCAATCATTGACACTCTTAATCGGCACACCCGCGACAAAGAATTCATGCCAGGTGCGACCGTCGTTCAAAATCACATCGCGAGTGTATTCGGCTTTAATACGACCCGCCAATCGAAGATTGGGATCCGGTGCCGGCAAAGCATCACTATCGTTGAAATCTTCATCCCAATACAAGAGACCGGACTCCAACGACGACGGAGACATTGTAAAAATCAACGGACTGTAAGGACCGGCCGCACGTTTCTTCACTTGGTATTCACTTGAGCCATTCGGAATCCAATACAGTCGAACCGCTCGAATCTTGCCGTTTGGAAGGTAGAATGAATAACCAAACTGTTCTGGATAGAGGATTGGATCATAGACTTCATGCCACGCACTGACCACCAGGCCTGCCTTGGCTCTAGCCGAGTAGTAGTAAAACTGACCGGCGAGCGCGACCGCGCCATCTGCAAATCCCGTACCGGGATCTGGCGTATCGAAGGCATGATTGAAATCTACGGAGATGCCTGTGGTCTCAAGGCACTGTTGGACTCGCCAGCCAAAATAAAACGCGGCCAACACCACATAGTATTTTACGGCCTGTGGGGATGCCGTCCATGATACCCGCACAATTTGATTCGGCGAGACAATCGTCGTGGTTACATCTCCGAGAATGTAGGGAGTCGGGTCGCCAACATTTCCGGCTGCATCTATGGGAAAGACTTGTGCAGCAAACTCACGCTCAGGGCAATCGCCTCCAACAACACCAACCACGGTTAATCCGGTGACCGGATCTATGGTTTGGTCCCATGGTGCCCAACCCGCAGTCCAGAAATTGCCATCCTCGACCGAACCTCGAGCGGCAATGCCGGAAGGAAATGGTGGCGCAAATCCACTAGGGATAACTTGATTGTTGCTAAGTTCACCCCACGGCAACCAGGCACCCTTACCCTGCATTGCAGTACCGACACCTGGAAGCGTTGTTTGATTTAGAACCCGACGCGGCAATTTTGTTTGTCCAGTAGGCGTCCATCCCATTGCCACGCCCACACGATCTCGACAAGAGAACTTCACCGACATGGCCTTGCCCTGCCCGTCAAACTCTGGATCCGTATCCACTAGTCCGTTCGCCAAGTGCAACGCCGTGACCTTAGATTTCATGCCAGATGGCGACACCATGTACGCATCGAATTCCCACCGACTAAAGAACTCACTTGGATCTTCGGTAAGGAAACGACGCACCAGATAATCATCATCTGCAAGTTCGACCTGGAAAGTGCCTACCTGATAATCGAGATCCGGTCCAGCTAGAGAACGTCGTACAGGCGACAATGACAACAACCGATCTTCTTTCCATCCACCGTAGTAATCTAGGTCATGAGCTAAATCCGTAACTGCGTACCATTGACGATCTCCAGATGACGGTACTACGGCAACAAAAATGATCGGTTCTTCTCGTCCATTGCAAAAATCATCTGGAATTGGAACCGGAGGAACTGGAGTAGGTGACGTTTTAAACGTTGCAAGAATCGACCAAATAGCTGTGGCACCGGTGACAGTCCAGCTGGCCGTAACTACAGTGGCTGTTGTCTGATATTGATACGCAAACGCAGCACCTTCGTGCTGTGCCGCAATTGGTCCCTCGCTTTCAAAAATTGTAAATCCAGGAACCGCTGCTGATGCACCCGGAGGTACGCTAATACCTAGACCTGTAAGAAGAAGTTGATTGTCATCACTTGGAGTCACCGGCCCAGCTGGCGCAGATGTACCGTGAGGAACTAAAGCTACGGCAGTTTGATCTACACTAACGACTATGTCATCCCATCCACCTACTTGGATGATATGGAATCCACTGCTTGCCGCGCCTTTCAAAATGTGATAATTAAAAGTGTGACCCGGTCCAACTGTCGGGTTGAAACAAGCCCACATCGCTCCCTTGGCCGCGAAAGTCAAAGCCTCTCGAATCAGAACCCAGGTGTTACCTTTGTTGTCCGAGATTGGAGTTGGGTTATTAATTCCCGCGTAGTGACACCCGAGAATTCCAATGAACTTTACTCTGGTCGTATCAATCGGCGGAGTAGTAACATCCTCATCTGCATCAGATGTGGCAAATGCTTCAGTATGTACTAACAAGCTCACAGTGGGAGACTCCGAGAATCTTCTTCAAAAGCAATAGTGAAGTTCGTCAGATCAAACCATTCTTCTGAACCATCTACCATCTGCGCCGTATCCGGCGTGAGACGGCCATACAGTCCACCATCAGTATTCACATTACTATTCGCTACTAAGAAAAATGGTTCCGCAACTCCACCTGAATCTTCAACCAGAGCTTGCAAGTCATCGAAATCTGCATCAGTACCTTTGAAAGGATAGACAACCCGACGCTGCTTGATAAGACGCTTGATGACGCGACGTACACCGTACTCGGTATAGAGATTTTCGAGGAAGGGATGCGAGGCTCCGCGATTCCCAAATTGAGGCCAGACCGAAAACTGTCGAAGATTCGAGAACACGAGCAGTTCCCCAAGCCATTGCACATTCGAAGTGACGGGGACATACCAACTCACGTACCGATAGCCTCCAGTGGTATACCCACTGGCCGATACAAAGTCTGCCCATGGACTCGCGGAATGACCGTCCAGCCCATACGCACCCATCGTAACATCCACTGAGACCGCGAAGGTCGCGAAGGTCGGGTCACTTCCCATTTGTGCCTTCATTACCGTACCAGCCGGAATGTTACTGTTCGGCAACGCCATTCCGTCCACTCGTCTCGCGGAACCCGCGTCGCCTACCACACGCACCGCAACCACCGGACTGTCAGTGAACTTCAACGGTCGCGCCATTTTACCGTCGTACAAAGCCGAGAGGCCATACAGCGGATCTGTGCTAATCGTTCCAGCGGCAGCTGACCAGGTGAATGTACTGGTGATGATATCGCTCGGCCGAGCATATTTCAAGTTGCCCGGAGGAACACTTGGTACGGTAAATCCCACTAGGCTTCTCCCATCGTGCCGTTCAAACTCGTGTTGAGTGTGCGATTGTTCTGCAACACTCGAATCAGCGTCGGCATCAAAATTTTCTCCGCAAAGTCGTACATCTCATTTGCGAGCGTACCGTTGAATTGCGGAGCTACAGTCACATTCGGTCGATCTAGTCCCGCGTCCATCATTGCTTGTACAAGATCCTGCGCGGTAAGTTGACTCGCATTTCGATCAATCATATTATCCAGTCGGTCGAGCGGGATAATGGCTTCTGGCCCATGCAACACAGCCATGGTGCCTGCACCAAAATTCGCCATTCCGCCATGATCGAATTGCGGCGTGCTTTCTGATCCCGATGAGGGTGAAGGAGAACCTCCAGCCTCATTAAAATTATTCGACCCGCCGGTATACTGCACATTCGCCGACATGTCTGGAGGCGTAACGCCGCTCCAGTCCACGTTTGCGCTGACCGTGACAGTTGGACTCGGAATGTTATTCAGCCCGGAGGTCAGATCACCAGTGATCTTCCGAATAAGTTCATCGAGCTTATCAACAACCGATTTGAATCCCTGTGTCAAGGTGGTCGAGAATTTAATACCGCTGGAACTCAGATCGTCAATCTTATTGCCATCTGCATCGGTAAGCAATCCCATGTCCACCATCTTCTGCAGCATAGGACGCATCGCTTCAGGTACTTCCGTACCCGTACGCAATGCGGTCGTCACAAAGTCTTGAATGGATGAACCCATTCGCTTGATGACGGTCTCAACATCGATACCAGAAGCCGCAAGCGCAGTGTAGTCCAATATGAGTTCGTTTGCTTGTTCCGTCAGCTGCTGTTGACGCCACTTAGGTCCGAGCTCGTCAATAGTGAACCCGTACTTTTGAATCGCATTATTCAAACGATCCTGCGCGTCCTGTTCATCCTTCGCGTCCTGCTCGGCCTTCGCTTTCTTCGCTGCCACATCATCATAAAATTTCAGAACGTCAGCCATCCATTTTTGGTTTCCGGCCGTATCGTTCTTGCCAATGATGTTGGAACCGATATTCGCGAGCTTCGCGCCTTCGTCCCCCAAGCTACGAAGGTTATCGTACAACTTTCCAAGTTCGTCGAACCCTAGTTGCTTCGCGAAATCTTCCCGTGCGGTCTTGGTGTTGTTCTTAATCGATCCAGCAATGAACCCGGCCAGTGCTCCGACACCTGCGCCAATGGCGGTGCCAATTCCCGGCATGATCGCCGTGCCAATCGACATGCCCATCTTTGTGCCGGCCCAAGTTGCCCCGAGACGAGACTTGGCCGCGATGATTTCTGGAATGCCTTCTGCGGCGGCACCGGCAATATTTGTAACTTTTGTACCTAGGGCCTTGCCAAATGCTGAAGTCGCATTTGCAGTAATCGACTGCCCGACGATTCGACCAATCCCACCAATCTTAGACGCGACAGATCCGGAACCAAAGGCCTGCTCCAACATGCCGAACAGAGACTGCGAGAACACTTGGCCCCAAGCAATGCCGGCCCCACCAGCCGCTATGCTTGCCGCCTCTTGAAGTTTCTTGAAAGCCTTGGCGAGTTCGTCCGTGGTGTACTCGCCCGAATCCAGCATGATCTGGTACAGTCGAGCATATTCATCCGCCGTGTCTTGCGCCTCTTGTCGCGAAGTTACCCCGAAAGTTTTCTCCGCATCTGTCAGATCCGACATCCGTTTCCATGCTTGCAATTGAGAATCGGACATCAGATCGGCATTGTCCCCGGCGGCTTCCTGAACCTTCTTGAAGGCCTCCTGCATTTCTTTCATGGTGAACTTGCCAGAGTCCGCCATGACCTTGAAGAGCCGCACATATTCTGTGGCGGTCTTTTGCGCATCATCACGAGTAGTGACGCCGAACTTCTCCTGGGCTGACGTCAGATCGACGGTTTGAACGTAGGCTTTCAATTGCTCATCGGTCATTAGATGAGCAGCGATCCCGATTTGGCCGAAGACAAATGGCGTCGCTTGTAACTTGGGCAGCGTATCAATGAATCGCTTGAGCGCATCGTTTGCGCGATCCATCTCCACGCTGACGCCCGCGACACTGGCTCCAGAGCTCTTCGCGGCATCATAGAGCGCTTTAAACTTCGGCCCCAATCGAATCAGAATGTCGTCAAGTGGAATCCCTTGAGAGACTGCGAACTTTTCAATGTCTCCAAATTCTTTCAAGGAAACATTGACCATGCTGTCGGTTACGAGTCCAACAGATTTCAACTGATCTTCTAGAGCCTTAATTTCTTCTGCATGTTTCTTTGCTTCCGCAGCCGCTTCCGCTTCCTTGTCCTTCGTAGATTTTAATGAATCCTTGAAGGCGTTCAGTGTATCAGTAGTGACACCACCTTTCTTACCAAGATCTTTAATTTGATTTGCAAGATCTGTTGACTGCTTTGCAAGTTCTTCTGCATGCTTTGTGGCTTCAGCCACCACTGGATTAGATTGTGACTGCGCATCCATGTGCTTGTGCGCAGCCAATCCCGCTTCAATCTGAGCATCCGTCAGACCCCACAACTTCCCGGACCATCGTTCAATCTGGTCAGTAAGTCCAGAACTCTCACCAATCCATTTACCTATCTCCCATCCAGCGAACGCCACACCAACTACACTTGCTCCCTTTGCCACCAGTCCTAGACCAGTCGCCAACATTGGCATTGTGCTGGACAAGATACCGAACGAACTGGAGGCTAGGTTAACGACATTAACCAATGTACCATAGGATCCAACCACTGACCCTACGACAAAAAGTACCGGTCCTGCCGCAGCCGCCAATGCCAACATCGCGATTGCAGCATCCTGTACCGGGCCAGGAAGCTTGGTGAACCATCCGATGGCATCCGCCACCACTGCGCCCATCTTCTCCAACACCGGCAACGCGCGTTCGCCAATGTCAATGAGTTTCGCTCCCAGCGGTTCCAGTGCAAGTTCGGCTTTATTCTTTAGAATTCCCAGTCGATCAGCAAAGGAGAGAGTAGCTGCAGTGGCTGTGGCAATAGTTTCAGGAGATTCCGATACTGACTTCATCAAGGCTTCGACACTCAGTCGCCCCTGCTGAAGTGCCATAGCCAGTTGAGGACCGGCTTTCGAACCAAATACCTGAATAGCTAGCGCAGTTGCGTCAGATCCTGGACCAAGATCCTTGATCATCTGCAGAGTTTTTTGCAGTGTCTCCTGCGCCGGTAATCCAGCTTCAGCGAACGTTGCTACCGCTTTTCTAAGCGCGGCAACCGCCTTCTCCGTATCAACACCGGCCTTATTCATTTGTCCCAGCAACAATACCGATTGCTGGAAATTCATATTCAAGGCCGCGAACGTCGGCTGCGCTTCGGTAACACTCGTCAACAGATCGGTAACACTTGCTCCGGTTTTCTGAGAGACTTTCAGAATGAAGTCAAGTGATTTTGTTTGATCATCTGTGCTAATCTGCCACGCATTAAAAGCTTGCGTAGCCGCATTAACATTTGCCGGTACCTCCGTGCCGGTAATTCGAGAAAGATCAAGAATTGTTTTTGACAGGTCCTGCAAACCCTGCCCAGTCAGTCCGGTACGCTGATAGATGAGAGTAAGTGCATTGCCAACAGTATCGGCACTTTGAGGAACTTGTGCCAGGACATTGCGGAAGTCATCCGCCATCATTTCAAATGCGGCTCCGGTTACACCGGTTTTAGCGCGCATTGAATCGAGTGCGGCATCCATCTTCAGGCCGACCGCGACTGCGGCCGCGCCCATTGCCAATAGTGGAGCAGTAACCGATGCCGTAAGACCGGTCCCCATAGACTTGAGACCGGAGCTGATGTTATCTAGCTGAGTCTCAAGCTTGTCTTTTTCTTTCTTCAAATCTGCGGTCAGCGAACTACCGTCAGATCGAAGAAGGATTACCGCTTCACCGAGCTTACCAAGAATGTCGTCGGCCACCTACATACCCATCTCTTTAGCCATTTGATTGAACTCCGCGTCCAGTCGTGCTTTCTCTTCACCCTTAACAATCTTCGTCGGAGTGATCAACGTATTTAATGAAGGTAGACGACGTTGCTTCATTAAATTGGCAACCCACCATCCCGTTGAAATCACTCGAATTTCTTCGATCCTCCGTTTCTTGATAAATGCCCATTGTGATCGCTCACATTCTCGAGGAGTGAGATTCCAAAATGCATCTTCGTCAATCCCTGCAAGTGCCGCCGAATCTAGGAAATCATCCCAGGTTGGGCGGCCATGGAAGGGTTTGACTTCGCACCATCCTCCATCGGTCTTTGTTTTGGAAATGCTGCCTGCCATGCCTCCATCACTGCCGTAGAAATCGGATGCGCGGGCCTTGGCTCACGAACGATTACTCCTTGACCATCTTTCCCATCATCTTCGCCCGCCCACACTTGCGCCGAACCACCTTCTTCATCCAGCAAATCCCCGACCTCGTCTATGGTGAACGGTTCTCGTCGAATCTTTAGACGTATTCTGGCGGCTTCGAGTCCCGCCCATAGAATGATTTGCATCATCTGGTAACCGGCCCGTCCCGTGAGCAACAACAAGCCGATGCGCTCCGTGGACAGGCCGGTTTCCTTCTCCAACTTGAACAACGCGTTCGAACTAAACACTACCGGATAGGTCTTGTCGCCGAACGTGAGTTGTTTGACCACTACTGCCATTGTCAGCCTCCTTCAAAAGACATTATCGAATTGACCTACACCGACGCCCAGGCGCCAGAAACCTGGAAGTCTGCGCTGACCACCGCGGCATCTTGATCGGGGAATGCCTCGCTGAGTCCTGTGACGACCGCATTGACGGTTTCGACATCACTCCCAAGTTCCTTTCGCTTGAGAGTCACGTAAGTGCCGGCCCGCATCGCGTGAGACAACTTGCTGTACCCAGACGATGTGGGAATGTACAGGTGCTCCAGTGTGATTGTGCTGGTGTAGCGACCCGGGAGATAGACGCCTTCACGACGCTCCTTCGACGAAATGTCGATGGGATTCGTTTTCTCTGCGAAGGTGACACCTCGCTGTGAGGCAATGGGAACGAAATTTCCCGTACCGGCAGGTTCCTGGACTACGACAATTACGTCAAAGCCATTGACCTCGCCGTTCGGGCCTTGTGTTGGTGACATGTGAACGATTCTCCTTTGCTGCTGACTATGTCGCCTTGATGATTGTGAGTTGCACAGTCACAAGACGACCTTCCACCTGATTGTCTAGTGCTTCACTTTGCGGAGCCTCCACCGGCCCCGATGCCTTCGCAATCAAGGTTCCGTATCCCGAAATGGTAATCAGCGGTGCTTTGCGATTAATTCCATTTCGGATAATCACTGCCAGATCTTCCAGATCACTGGAATCTCCCGTCTGGTCTTCGTACACTGCAATGTCGTGTTCAACAATTCGACCTAGCGTGCCCTGCACTAATGGACCGACCGCTATATCGTCATTGACTTTGGTCTCCCATGGAATATCAGAGTGCGCATCCCGCACTACAATGATACGTCCAGTTGCCGACGGAGGAATCGGTATGCCAGCGAATATTGCAGGAACTCCTCGAAAGGTAGCTATCCGAGTAGTCACTTCTGTCATTGACAGTAAGCGATTAACAAGTCCGTTCCGAACTTCTCTCACTTACCGCCTCCCAAAATCTTCTTAATTCGATCCCGACTATTTGCTAATCCTGGCCGCATGAACGGTCTGGGCTTCTGGTCGTATGTACGACCGAGACTATCCCGTCCTACAAATCCAAGTTCCAGTCGGCGCGCTTTTGGATCATTCGAATAAATGACTCCAGTAACTTGATTATCTTTTCGATTAACCGAAAAGAAAATACTGCCGTACAATCGACCACTTTGCTTGTGTGGAGGTTCTCCGGGATCAGATGGCACATGATGCGATCCTCCACCGCGATTTAACAAAGTCTTAATCGCTCCCTGCACCACTGCACAAGCTTGCCCCATACGAACTTCTTGCCGGTCAAGAGCGGCTTTGATTACCACTTCAGGAGTCCACTTGATAACTGGCATTAGCTTTGAACTCCAATGGCGATCTCTTCCAATTGAATCTTTCGGTGATGAACCAAAGATGGATCAATAATTCCAATCACACGCATAATCACCGGAGGAATAACATCATTCCCTCCATGTGTCAGCCACACCACCTGATCATCCTTTGCAATATCTTGATCGGGTTCAAGATAGGCTGTATGCGTTAGATTCATTCGCATTTGCAACGCCATTGCCTGCTCACGCGCATTTGCGGTAAAGATCCTGAAGTTGATTCCTACCGCAATTGGAACGTAATCTTTAAAGAATCGACCGGGTCCGGTTACCGATTCTTTCAACCGATTAATGGTTGCAGTGTCAACGAGCAAATGAGTAATGCTGACTTCAGGCATTGACTACTCCAACCGAATATACTTCTCAAGACGACGCGCCACTTGAGGCAACAATCCTTCTGCGATATCGTCACCAGTATTTCCGCGAGTTCCATAATCTGCAGACCAGTCTCCAAGTGATTCAGATCGAATCGTCGGATCTCGGAACTGTGTTAGATACCGATACTTGACCTCCAATACCGCGGCCGATTCAATATCTCGAGGGAGATTTCGACACTGCACCGAAATTACATTAGTGCCAGACTCCGTCACCAACGAAGAATCGACATACAACTTAGACAAGGTACGGTCTAGCACGGTGAAGCGACCATTGTTCTCGCTGTGGTCATACCCACTCACAATGATCGTTTCTCCAGATGTCACAATTGGGAAAGTTGAAACACCGCCAACTAACTCAAATGAATTATCCAACGCATTGGCAATACATCGACCGCCACTGGTTGTTACATCATCACCAGGAAGAATGTATCCGCCAGTATAGTCAAACTCATACGCCGGATCTCCTGGCATGATCGCCGGGTCCACTTCAATCCAGCGATCATAGGGACGAGTATCTCGGAATCGATCATTCGAGTAAAACTGAATGAATCCGGCATCTGGATTGCTAACGTAATACCCCGAGACGGTAGCGCGTGGCTCAGATCCGAATCCAAACCGTACCGCGCGAACTCCGCCTCGGGGTACCGGAGTAACGCTCATCATCTGGACCGTTCGGCCGCGTCCTACCTGTCGCTCAGTAACTGACTGTCGAATCAGAGGCTGATGACAGTAGGCGACAATGTCGGCCGAGACCTCTTCAATAAGATCTGTCAGCCGCGCATCTTTTGAATCGTCGCGCAGATTTAATTCGCGATGCATTCTGCCCAGCGTCGTGAACGCAGTCGTGCGTGGCGCTTCTACGACCGTAATGTCCATGGCGTCCTACTTCCGGGTCTGCGGGCCTACCGTCGTCTGCCGAGTGACCGGCGGAGTCGGGTTGTCTTTCTTTTCTGTACCAGCACTTTTTGCCACGGCCTCCTCCTTTGGCGGCATAAATCGCTCTGCCACCTTCTTTTGAATTAACCACGTCTCGTGGTCTTTAGAAAAACCAGCCACCTCACCAATAGCATACTGCCGAAAGTTCTTTACAAACTTGATCATACGAGGGCCTCTTCTCCTTTACGCACGATACCTATTGGACCGCGCTGTGTTCGCTCTTGCACCGTTTCAGTTAAGACCAGATGAAACTGTCGAGCGATGTTATGCCATTGGTATTCAGGCTGTGTCGCCCGCACCAAGGCTTTCTTCCCCATCTCAAGACGGTAGTCTTTGTCGACGTAGTACTTTTGAATCGCATCAACCGTCTGCTGCATGTCGGCACGACCGCCAATCGTATTGATGCGATTGTGCGTCACGTCAAAGCCAGTGCATTCCACGTAATGGGCCGCACCCTTCGGCCATTCCGCCAACGCAGAATACTTCGGCAAGATCTGGGGAATGCCGCAGGCCATGCCTTCATGCGTCGTGAGTCCCCAACCTTCACCAAGTGTCGTAGTCATCTGCACGTCAAAGATGCTGTACAACATCCGCATGTCTTCTTCCTTCATGCAGTTGTGCACCGTCATGTTGGGATTGGTGATGATCAGGTTATGCTCGATGCCGTAGTATCGGCATAGCTTGATCACATTCCATCCCTCATCCTTGTTCGAGCAATGCAGATAGAGATAGGCCTCAGATGGCTGACCTGCGCTCACCCACCATTGGGTCCAGTATTGAATGGTCAGATCCAACCGCTTGCGGTACATGTTGCGGTTCACATTCCCGACCACAAACACGGAATTTGGATCTTCACCGTTCCGAAACTTCAACCGTTTGCGCACTATCTCTTTTGGCTCTGGCTTGTAGACCTCGGTGTCAACGCCATGCGCAATCACATCGCATCGGCCGGTGTACCCGCCGAGAGTGAGTTCCTTTCGACCGAAGTTAGTGTACGCAATCGCGCGCGCGAGCGGGAGAAGATTCTTTCCGGCCTCCTGATTCGGTGCATCCACCGGCATGTAGGCGACGATCGGAATGTTCTCTGGAATCGCGCGTGTCCCAGTCTCCGGGTCTACATGATGAATGTATTCCTGTACGATCCAAGGATCGTTGATGATCAGGATGACATCCGGCTTGATCAGATTGCACAAGTGCCGCATTCGACCAAGACCATAGATGTCACCTCCTAGCATCGCGGGATAGATCTTGTAGGGATAAACGTGCGGATCGCCAGAGTAGTTCACTCCGAGGATGTGGACATCCCATTTGTGATCTTTCACTAGCGGTCCAACGAGATTATGCGTAACGCGTGCGAAACCCGTTTGAGTAACCGCGTCAGCCATGACCAGTAGCTTCATCGGATTGCCTCCCAGAAATTTGTCACAATCGTTTGCCAATCGAACTGCTTCGCGACTTGGGATCGCTCAGCCGCCGTCACCGGCCGTACCGGTTTCGACATTACCTGGACCAAAGACTCGAGAACTTCTTGAGGACTCCCTTCTGGAACAAGTTCGGCAAACTCACCGAACCATTTTGTGTAATGGACGGCATCAAACACAATCGGTCGTGCCCCACACATCAAGCCTTCAAGTACGGGAAGTTCAAATCCCTCGATGCGTCGCAAACCTGCAACATAGGAACATTGACTCCAAAACTCTGCAAGCAGTTCATCAGGGATGTGGTGCACGTAAGTGATATTGTTTCCAATCTCGAGATTCGGTCCGAGATGGAACATCGAGCGATTGAGCATTTGACACGCGAGATGCGCCTCCCGTACACTTTCGGTATCTGCAATATATCCGGATGTGCCGATGAGGAAGTTCTTTCGGACCGGTCGAGCCGGTTGAAAGATCTCTGCATCGACACCAAGTGGTGCAATATAGAAGTTGCACTTGGACCACATGGCTCGCGTACCGTCTTGCAGGGGATCGTCAAGGATGCCCCATTCCGCCATGTACGCGTTCAGATCGTAGTATGACCATACG